TGTTTTGATTTCCACGGAGCCACTTAAAAATGCTATTATGGGCATTCATTTATTTGGAGCAGAAGATGGCACTAATAAAGTTGGTGCTATTCAAATTCCTTATAATATTGTTCATGAAGCTTTTAAAAGTTTTACTAGTTCGAATATTCAACATGGTGAAATTAATATTAGTGCACCTGGTTGTGAGATGAGATTAACTGATTTACATCGTAAGAGTCCTTTTCGTTATATGGAAAAGGGTACTGCACGTGTTTTTGGATCTTTAACTGGTTTTCGTACTGAAGGTAAGTCACATGTTGGTCCCACGTATATAGCTGAAACGATTAAACGTAAGTTTGGTTGCAATCCTAAATATGTTGCTCCTCCTATGAATTGGCAACCATGGTATGAAGGCTTGAAAGATTTAGTTCGTCCTGTAACCTTGTTGAATCAAGATATTTTAGATGAAGTAACACAAAATTTTACCGATGATATCCTGAATATTTTGCCTAAATCTGAACTTGAAAAACTTAGAGTTTATGATAATGTAACTACAATGAATGGCGCTCCTGGTGTCGCTTTTGTCGATAAGATAAATCGCAACACTAGTGTTGGCTACCCATACAAAAATACAAAGCGTAATTTTATTCATCCTATTGAAAGTCCTATTAATACTGATTTTGTTATGTATGATGAGAATATAATGAAGATGATAGAAGAACAAATTGTAATTTATGAGCGTGGTGATATGACCCATGCTATTTATAATGGTAATTTAAAAGATGAAGCCAAGCCTCCTGGTAAGATGACTCGAACCTTTATGGGAGCGGGTGGAGCTAATGCTTTTATTCAACGTAAGTATTTCTTGAGTGTAGTTAAATGCATTCAGGAAAATAGTTTTATTTTTGAAGCTGGCCCCGGTATGGTTGCACAGTGTGCCGAATGGGAAAAACTCTTTGAGTATCTCAATAAGCATCCTTTGGATCGTACTATAGCTGGTGATTATGGTAAATTTGATAAACGTATGGCACCTATGATTATATTAGCCGCTTATCGTATTTTGATTAAAATTTGCGAAGCGTCTGGTAATTTTACTGAAACACAACTAAAAGTTATGTTTGGTATGTCATATGATGTTGCATTTCCTGTTGTAGATTACAA